ATGGAAAATTTACATATTTACAAAGTAAGCGATCATTATATACGTTATCTTCATAGCAGAGATCATAAAGTTCAATACAACAAAAATGCTCGAAGACCTTACGTTGGAGTAGTGTTTAAATTCGGCGGATTTAATTACTTCGTTCCAATGGAGTCACCGAAAGAGAATCACGCGAAAATCAAGCCCGGAAAACATATTTTAAAATTAAAAAATGGGAGATACGGTTTGCTGGGATTCAATAATATGATTCCTGTGCATAAAGATGCTCTAATTGATTTTGATATTTCCGCCGAAGAAGACGAAAAATATAAAAGACTATTACAGCACCAAGTGGAAACCTGCAATCGTATGAAAGCAGACATTATCAACCACGCACAAATGACATACTTCGATGTTGTGAGTAGTAAGAACAAATTTCTAACAGGCATTTCTTGCGATTTTAAGAAGCTTGAAAAAGCTTGTAAAGAATACAATATAAATTTTGCGGTCGGCAAAGGAAAGACAAAATAATACATACTACTATGCGGTAATTAAACCACATGGCGTACCGAAGCAAAAAGCCGGGCAAGGGATTTCTCCCCTGCCCGGCTTTTTTGTGTTTGTCATTAGTTTAAATCATGCCAAAAATTTTGAGCACAAGCACGATAATACCCACAGCATAAAGCCCAACCTTATTTAGCAAATTGTAAAGGATTGCCGTTATCATCACTGTTCCTCCTTTGCCGAGTCCTTGAAGCCCTCAATAGTAGTATTATCATCGGTATCAAATCCGTAGTCTTTACGGAACGCTTCATTGAATTTGCTCACCGTGGCTTCTATCAGCATTTTCAGCTCAAGGTCGGTAATCGTTATGCCTTTTTCATTCAGCATTTCAACGATTGCTTCGGCAGCCTTATCATATTTCTCTTGACCGTGCAGATCCTTGTAGAGCTGCTCGATAGCCTCGACGCAGGTCTTGGCAACCGCTTTCTTCGTCTTGTCGTCAAAATACTTCTGAAAGAGCTTCTTCGCGCATACGCCGAGGTATGATGCTATAGCTGTCAGAATGGTGCAAAGGATGCCCATTCCACAGCTGTCCCAAAATGCTTTTATGTATTCCATGTGCTTGTCCTCCTTATTTAAGCAGCTGATTTACTTTCTTCTGAACTTCGGCAGGATTATAGCCCGCCGCTTTGAGCCTGATTTTTCGAATCGCGCCATTGCCCCATTTGCCCTCGATGACCTCGCGTGCAACGGTGTCAACGGATTTTTTAGCCGGCTTTTTCTGAGTGTAAACGATTTCATTTACACGCTTCTGAACCTCGTTCGGGTCATATCCGGCATTGCGCAGGCGCGTCATACGGTCGGCACCGTTGCCCCACTGACCGTTGATTACTTCGCGAGCAACCTCATCGACGGATTTCTTTGTGCCCTGAGGCTTCGTCTGTGCCGCGACAGCGACATATTTGACATACGGTAGCTTACCATGCTTCGACCAGTTGCGGCGATTGTAACCGGGTTTGTCGCAATTGCAGGCGGTTATCTGCACGCAGTTCTTCCAGCGCGGCGTACACTCGACTGCAAGCCCTGACCCTATGTACACGCCGATATGCCCCGGAGACCACAGGGCTTCTCCGATTTCGATTTTGCTGAAATTTGTGCTGATGCCTGTACACTTCTGGATCATCGTATCCGCATTGATATCCGGCACGCCGTTCGAAGCGTACTTCGCGCCGCCGTAGGGTTTGGACTTATCGCCTGTCCAACCCCAAAGCACGCCCTTTATAAGGCAGACGCAATCAAAACCGAAGGTGTCAGCTGATGCCGCTTTTATCATCTTCTGTCTGCTCGGGTCTCTGTTGTAGTCGTTATTGTTGCAATAACGCTGTTTGTTGGATGCCGTAAGCGGTGCGCCGAAGCAGCCGTTCACATAAAGCGTCTTGTAGTGCAGCGCGATATCCTTTACCTTCGCTGCGAGTTCTTTGTTTGTCATAATAATAACCTCCTTATTTTTTATAAAGCTGCTGCTCAATCGTATCGATTCTGTGGTGCGCCTGTTTGGCTGACGATTCGACATACGACAGACGCTCAATGACTTTGCCGATCCGATCGTCCTGCTTTTCCTGCTTTTGTTTGATATCATCAACGCCGCTCTTTATGTAGCCAAGCTCGGTCAGTATGGTGCCGTCCTTTTCACCCTCTGCCTTGATGTCGCGCTTGCCGTTGCGCTTGTATGCCACATAGCCAAAGACGATAGCGCATATGGTGCTTACGACGCTCAGCACCGTCAAGAAGATGTTTACACCGCTCATGTAGTAGTCACCTTCTCGAAATAAATGCCCACAAGCTGCGACGGTACATAGTGCAGTATAGTACCTTGACCGTTGCTGTCGTCGCGTATGCACTTGTATGTTTTGCCGCCGTCGAGATAGTACTTGTCCTTGAAATACCGCATGCCGGCAGCGGCAGTTATCGGATTCTCTATAGTGCCGTCCTCGCCGACAGTCACGCGCTCCCAGTGTGCGGGAGTCGTGCTCGGACGCCATGTGGGATTGGCGGATATCGCGTTGTAGCAGCGATATAGATTTCCACCGTCGCGCACCCTGTCGCCGACAGAATAATCTTTTTCGCCGCTCCACGGTTCAAACAAGCTGATACTTGTCAGAGCTTCGGCGTTTGTCAGCTTCGCGGCGGCTTTTGTTATCATCTCGCGGAAGCGTTTTGCCTGCGTCCGTGTCATATATCCGCACCCCCTGTGATGATATCCAGCGCCTCGTCCGCCGATATGTCTTCGGGCGGCTCGGCGGCTGTCCAGATTTGCTTTATCTGGGATTCAGTCTCCGTCCACGACTCGGTGTAATACCCGCCGTCGGACGGATATTCCGCCGTGATTATTGGCTTGTATCCGTACTGCAAAAGCAAATTGGGGTCAGTAGTAAAAACATCGCCCTCGTTTGTTTTTATCGGTCTCGGCGCGCCTCTGAGCTCTCCGCCGACCAGTTTTCCGTATATCATATTTTCACCCCCATGTGAAGCTGCCCGCACCCTGATTATAGAGCGCCGTTTTGCCTATAAGATCATAAAGGCACGGCACACCGTTTGCATCGAGACACGGGACAAGCTGCTGTGCATCGCCGTCGGTGTAGCCATATAACCGCATAACAGCCTTATTGCCCGACCAGTTGTTGTTGCCGACGTCAAATATCAG